CTTTAGTTTCTGAGCAAGGGTAATCTCTTTTACTTGTCTTTTATAACTAGCAAGAGCTACCCTAGCAGGAGCATAAAGTTTTACTAACTTAGCTGTACGTTTGGAATCTTCTTCTAAGAGCTTTATACGTTTCTTTTCTTGATCTATTAAGATCTTATCCGTAAGTATCTTTTCTTTGGACTTACGCATTTCCTCGTCTAAAGCTCGGTTAGCTTGACCCCTTGAGATACTCTCATCTTTTACAGCTGTGTTAAGTTTTTTCTTTACAGCTTCCAGTCTTCTTGTTTCATCTACTAAACGCTTATTTTTAGCTGCTACAGCACTGTAGTCCGCAGCTAGTCTTCTTGACACTTCACCAGCCCGCATAAACTCATTAGCAGCAGCTTTTAGCTCTTTCTTACCCCTGACCTCTATGTCTAGTATTATGTCAGCCATTCTGTGTCCTTATGAAAACTGTGTCTAAGAGTTTGATTGCTTCTACATCTCTAGAGGAGACACAGGAATTAGTTAGTTCTACCCAAGCTTTTATATCAGTGTATGTAAGAGGGTTAGGTCCATTGTAGCCGTTAGTTCTAGCTGAACTTAACGCAATAAAGGCAGACCATATGTGAGATACCAACGTGGGAAAGGGAGGGCTTTCTAATTCCTTTGGTGTCTTACCGGTCTGCCTTTGTACTTGTTGCAAGTGTTCTCTTTGGGAAGTGCCATTCTTGTCGGACTTACTGAGAGTGAAGCTGTGTTCCGCATACTCAATAAGCTCGTCAATCAGGCCCCTGTAAAATCCAAGCTCTCAGAGAGCGCCTCCTCGATTTGACTTCTTAGCCAGAAGACCTCAGAGTAAACTTCCTTAGCTTTAGCAGAGGTTAGTTTCGGCTTCTCACCACCGTAGGTAATATCCCAACCTTTGGTAACCTTACCTAAAAGATCTATGGTGTCCGCCTCTAACTCTGCAGAAGTATACTTATTATTGGAAGTCTTTTGTAGCTTTGCAATTCTTCGATCTTGCTGATCGTGTACAGCTCCACGATACTCTTTAGAGTGTTGTGCATATACTGTAACAGTCATCTCACTCTCGTCATCATTAGTTAGAGGTTCAAGAGTGTTAGGATGTCTTAAGATTACTTCAATAGTATCTGACTTAGGTTTTAAATCCATCAAGTCCATGTCGAGTTTCCTTTCGGGTAAAAGTTGTCGGGTTAGTGTGTTAAAAGGGGAAGCATCAGACCCGACACCGATGCCTCCCCACCCTAGCTAGGGAACCTTATTAGGAGCGAGTAATCTTTAGGTTAGTTTCTTCACCACCAACCGCACCATCGTATAAAGATACAAATGACAGAGTGATAACACGGCTAGTTGGGCCATCTACACCTACGTCTGCGCTATTGATTTTACAACGTGGAAAATTAAAGTTCATGGTGTTCGTACCATCGCCCACAGTTACATCAAGCTCAGTTTCAGTCTCATTCAAGAAGCGATTGATTAAAACTTCATTCTCAAAGTAAGCTGAGATAGTACCCTCAACTTCAGCACGACCTACTTCAAGTTGTGGGGCAGAGTCACTACCTACAACAAAGGTTGGTGCAAAGGAGTTATTAAGAGTAAAGTCCATACTTGTGATAATAGCAGAGGCAGAAGGAGTACCACCTGTATCTCCGATAGAAAGTGAACCAGAGTAAGCGTCAAAAGGAGAGTTGTTACTCGCTGCAGTTAGAGTTTTCTCAGTTGCACTTATACTCATGTCTTTACCTACGATACCGAAGGTAGTTGTTACCATCTGATTAGGGGCTATAGAAACACCCATTGTAGATACTGTACAACCTGTAAACACTCTAGACTGATCAATGTCAGCTGCATAGTCTTCAAGGGAAAAGAACTTAGGTGTAGTACCTACTTTTAGGACATTTCCAGAGAAAGGACTAAGCATTGCAGATTCAAGAAAAGGATCAAAGTCAGCCTCTCTTAAGTCTGCTACGATTTCTCCAGATACCTGTTTGTTACCATGACGATCATGGCGAGGCATACGATCAGCTTGAATGTCAGTACCTGCTACACGATCCTTAGATAAGTTTATACCGTGAGTACTGAATGGAAGGGAAGTAAAATTACCAGTTGGAGTCGTACCGAATGTGCTTTCCACAATGTACGATAGGCTGGAACGAGAACCTTGTGCGAAGGCCATGTTGTATTCTCCTAATTGTTATAACAGTACCATCCGATACTTACCGGAACATAGTACCAAGGTGTGTCTAGTAAACCTTGCCTTCTTTCGGCGTAGTCAACAGATACAGTGATTGAGTTGTGAGTTATGTGAGTAGTAGCTTCAAAAGCTTCTATTAGAGTGTTGGCAAAGGCATCTGCTGTAGCAGGGCCGTTACCCTCTGGACAATATACTTGGAGCCTAAAGACGCCTTCGTATCTTTGTTGAGGGTTAAGCCCTCGGACTGCGGGTCTACGAGATGTCGGTATAAAGTTAGTCTTTATGTAGCTTGTACCTGTGGTAGGTTCAAAAGATACATTCTCATAAGCTATTTGTGTAGGTATATTAGATGTAGCAGCTAATTTAACCTCAAGAGCGGCTCTGATTTCGTCGTGTATACTTGCCATTATCTTAATACACTCCTAAGAACATCAAAAGTTGCATACCTGTTTTCTACCTTATTAGCGTGAGGCGCTCTATTAACAAAAGTAACTCCTTCTAAGGTGTCTATAGACTCCAGTTGACCGTAAAGCCTACTTGTCATTTCGTTTAAAGCAGAGTTAGGGTCTATACCTCTCTCTTTTCTACTAGAGCTTATAGCAGGGCCAGAACTATCCCCTCTTCGGTTAAGTGTCATGGACTTGGCATATGCACCAGTGTCTACAGGTACTACAGAGTTATCATCTAAAGTGTCTATAGCTCTTTCTAATTTACGAACTAAAAGCTCTTGGGCAAACTGTGTGACTCTTTTAGATTTCTTGGTAAGTCTGGGGCTAACAGTAACTTGCATTATTCCCTCACGTCACATAAGAAACAAATCTTAACACCGTTAGAGAAAATAGTAACAACAGATACAATACTAACTGTGTCTCCGCTACCGACTATCTGGTCTTCGTCATCAGGCTCTACTGTTAATCCTAGTGCAGGTATCACACACTTACGATTACTTCTTCTGACCTGATCAAAATCTGCTATGATACCTTGGTCGTAGTTATAGAAGTAACCATTAAAAGTATGGTCTGTAGTAGATGATCCAGTTACCGTACCTGTGGTAGGGTTATATGCACCTGCATTAGATACTTTACGAAGAGTAAGGGATTCGCCAAACTCCTCCACCATCTTAAGCAGGTTATAACCTCTTGAGAATGCCATAGCCTATCCCTTATTTAAAGTCGTAGTCTGAGCCACTGTATCCAGGGGGGTTTCTAAACCTGTCTCTTCTAAACGAAGGTGTAATGCGATCTGTGTTTTGCCTTACATTGTCTACATTTGCAATACCCATACCACCGGCTTTAACACCTACAACTGCACCAGCTTTCTTACCTTGGTGCTCTAAGTTTTCAGCTAGGTTAATGTAGTGAGCTTGTAAGTCGCTATAGTTAGCACTCAAAGCTCCACTTAAGTCTTGGGTAACTCTACGAGAGTATTGTGCAGCTATGGTTCTGGCAGACCAAGATGCAGCTCTGTAGACGTTGTTACCAGTTTGAGCTAATCCAAAAATAACCTCTTCATTAGAAGTCTGCTGATCGTTTTGATCAGTATCTCCTAAGAGAAGACGTACAGCATTTAGTCGACCAGAAGCTGTAGCAATATCTAAGTCAGTTTCGTCGTAGCTCCAAGCCATTATTAAGTCTCCATGTGACCGTAGTTTCTACGCCAGCTACGAATAAGCCCACGTTGTTTATCGGGTATTTTAGAGTGTTTACATTTAGTCTTATCATACTCTGTCTTACTCTTGGTCTTAGACTTAACTTTTTCGTTAATACTGTTTACAAGTAATGTCAGACCGTCAGAGTCAAGCTGTTCAAGACCATCGCCCACTTTAGCTTTTGTTTCTAAGGCAGCGTCATGTCTTAGTCTACCTTCTCTATAGAGTATTTTTACTAATTCTTTATCTAGACCTATCTCTTTCCACTTAAGCTCATCCCCAGCGTTATAAGTTCGTCCTTGTGCCTTCATAGTCAGGGTAACAAAGAGAGGTCTGTCGTACTGCATAGGTTCGTTAAGGAGCATCGGGTAATCCTTTAATTAAGGGAAGTGAGGGCCACTACAGCCCCCACCAAGGTAAGTACTTATTGTACGATACCGTTTACAAAAGCACCCAAGTCAGCGCCTACGATCTTCATGTCGTATGACATCTTAACTTGGATCATCTCAGCAATCTGCTGACGCTTCAGAGCATCGTCTGAGAACGACTCAACAGTGATACCTAAGTTGTTTACACCTTCAAGGTTATTCCAAGCAAAGGTCAAACCAGCGGCTGGTGACATAAGACCAGCACTTGATGGTGTGTAGCACAACAAGGCATGTTTACCACCGATAAATGCATTGCTTTCTGCAACACCTTCTACAGAGGAGTTCTTGACAGCTTCCATGACGTAGAAGTTCTCTACCTCAAAGATCTCAGCAAGTTTAGCGTTAGTAACCAAAGCAGTATTAGTTACAGTTGCACCACCGTTCAAGCGAGCCAAGATGTCTGCATTGTTTACCAAAGCATCACGTACTTCTTTACCAACAACCATTGTGTTTGGCTTGAAGCCACCTGACTTAAGCTGCATTACACGGCGTAGGTCAGTTACGTTTTGGATTGGTTTAGCAGCAGCATCATCCCAATACAGGAGGTTAGTTCCTGATGTTGAGCTAGCACCGTCATAGTTGGTTCCCCAGATGTTGTCTGAGAAGAAGTTTGTAGCAAACTGCTCTTCACGATGGATCATCAGACGCATCGCCAGAGTTTCAGCACCAGCAGAACGGATCTCTAATGCAGCATCTTCGTTAGCCAAAGTCTGTTCATCAAAGTCCATACCAAGACCATAAACGTCAGCGAAGTAGCTGCTGTTTGAGATGGTCATACCGATACGGTTTACTTCTGTACGTGGAGCTAATTTAGCCACGTCACCTGTGCGGTTCATGTTCGCACGGTCATAGAGGTAGTATTTGTCAGATTGTTTCTGAACACCTACCGTGGGAAATACTTTATCCGCAATAAAGTTTTCTTGTGATTGTGCATAGGCCAGTGTGAGGTTAGTCAACGGCTGGTCAATATGCACTGCGGATGGAGTTAGCAAGGGCATTGTTTATTCCTTTCTTGCAAATTAAGCGTGCGTATTGCCGCCTTGGATGAGTTCGATAGCCATGATCTGGCCGTCTACAGCAGCTTCCAAAGCGTAACCCATGATGTGATCATTAGAGGTTGCTGGAGCGCAGTTACCATCGGCATCAGAAGCAATTTCATCACCAGCAGTAATAGTAGTACCCGCTTCAACCATTACTTTACCAGAAACAGCTATAGTAGATGCGTTGGTTGCTGCAGCGTCTACTACGCAAACACCGAAAGCTTGATCACCATCGGCGCAGGTTACTACATCAGCACCTGATAGTTTAACGAATTTAAATTGTGCGACACCACCAGATCCTGCGATCATTGTTCGAGTGTCACGAGATTGCATTACAGCCATCTTTATTCTCCTTTATAGGATTTGTTGATAAGAGCCTTACCTTCATCGGTTTTAGC